AGACTCGCCAGCGACCACCAGCTGCGCCTGGTCACCATCGCCAGCCAGGTTGCCGAGCACTGCGTTTTTAATTCCCCGCAAGTGGTCATCGCCCTCGCTCACCGGATCGGTGTCTGCTGGGTTGGCCGGGTCTAGGTCATTCAACCATCGAAAATTGGGTTCCAATGCCATGTTAGCTAATCCTCATTGCTGGCTTGCTACCGCGCGCCCTGTCCGCATCACGATTGATAGTTTTTATCTCGGGGCCATAGAGGCCACTGACAAACCCCAGGGCCTCCTGGTTTTTCTCCCATATATGCAACTCGATCAACGCAGCATATAGGTACAGCTGCGGCCACCGCGCGCTCACTGCGTTAGCCTCGCCATTGATGCCGAATTGCGGCCTGGCGAAATAGTAAAGCGGGAGAGTGTCGCCATCGCCATACGGACGCACCTCGATCTCCGACCCAGCCTCCGGGGCGAATCCGCTTTTGCCTCGGATGTTGTAAACGCCAGGCTGCCCGAAGCCCACCCGATACTGCGCCAGGGTGATGATGTCTATAGCCTTCAGGGCGGGGCCGCGCCCATCAGGCGGATAGACTGCCCTGATGCTCCCATAATCCAGGGGGAGGTCCTGGACATTGCTGCCCGTAAAAACCAGGTCTGTTTTGGTTTCATTCTCGAAAGCGCGCAAATCCCGCCCGATCCGAGACTCGCTCAATGGCAGGAAATAAGTCTCGATCTCGGTTTCCAGATCGGGGCGCTTTGAATAGCTCACAATGAGCTGGATTATTTCGTCGCGGGTCATTACAGCCCTCGGGGTTTCCTGACGCGATCTCTCACCCGATAGGGCAAAGCAGCATCACTGTAAAAAAACGCGCGCCAGGCCCTGGTCCTGGTGGCGCTGTCCGGGCTCGCCAGATCGGGATTGGCCGCCACAAGCCGGTGGTAATCCAGCTCGGGAATCGAAAGCTCCAGGCCGCCAAAACTGGAATTTTTCAGCACCTCGGGATTCCGCCGCACCTGGGCATTGTGCTCCAGGATCGCCTTGCGATTGGGCTGGCTTACTTTCGAAACCAGGCGATCCCCATCGGTATAAATCTCCTGGTGGATCACCCCATCGAAGTGGCTACTTTTCAAAATCCTGCTCCAGCTCCAGCGCGCCCTCCAGGGGGCGCACCAGTAATTCCTTGTCGGAGAGCACCGCGCGCTCCGCTTCAATCAGGGCATCGGCCTCCGCTGCAGGAAGCATCACCACCGAGCCCTGGCGAGCAGGCCCCAGGGTGGTGAACACTTTTGCATTGGGTCCGCCTTTGATCCTGATTTCCACTTTTTTCATGGTTGAAGTTTTCGCGCGCGGCACTTTTGCCTCCTTATGCTTGGGTTACTGCGATTGTCGGATCAATGTCTGCAATCACACCGTGGGCCTTTTCATTCAGCACCTTGAGAGTCAAATCCACCGTAATCTGGCGGATTTCCGAGAGGCCAGGCTTGCCTTGGCTCTCAGTCTGATAACCCCGCAGGATGCCCTGGCGAGCATACCGAGGGTCCAGAATATAGAGGTTTGCCACATCCACTGGCGCGCCATCTGAACTCTGATAGGTGGGCTGTTTCCGATTGGCCACCAGTGTCAAGGTAACGTCAAAATCCAGGATCATCACGTTGACAGTACCGAGGGCCGTACCTGGTCCCATGCCCTGCTCATTCCGCTGGAGCGTAGCGATCCGCGCGGATTCCGTGAACAGGTATTCTGAAAGGCCACGGATCACTCCGGGCACACTCATTGCCACGCTCGGGTCCGAACCCTCCTCCCAACATGCCTGGGCAATATCCCGCACCAGTGTCTCGGTGAGGCCGCGAGCCTCGCCAGGGGTTGGTGCTGCCACGATCCCGGCATTGAAACCGCCATCAGCCCCGCCCGTACCTCGGGACGTATTGGTTTCCAGCCAAGCGCCCAGCGCGCCCAAGCGGCCTGGCGTGGTGTTGCCATCGTCCGCAACACTCGCCTGGTTGGAGAGCATGATGCCCTCGACATCCTGGCGGAGATCGCGCTGGCGGTGCATCACCTGATAGGCCAACTCGGTGGCTCGGCCAATGGTGTCGGAGGCATCGGCCCTGCTGGATACCTGAACAATCTTGCTCGGAATCTGGCAGTGATTCCCCACGCGCGCGCCGGTTTTGGCATCGTTGCCGGTGAGGGCTGCGCCATCCACGTTGGCGTTGTCCAGGTCCTGGGGGGCCATTTCGTCCGTGGTCCACTCGGTGTAACTATTGCTCACCGAGTCGGAGGCAATAGCGTCCTGGAATGGGAAAGGGTAATTATCAATCCTGGCGATCTGATCCATAACGTCCTCACGAATGAGTCCGCCGAATTCCACCGCCTTGAGGTCCGCACTGTCTAAATTATCAACACTCATCTACTTAGTTCCTTGAGCGATCAGCGCCGCCACCGCCCCGGTTTTGTCGCGGGACGTTTTGGCACCTTGAGCTTGTTTGATTAAAGCGTCCGATTTCGGAGCAGCCTGGCCTTTTCGGCCACGTTGGATTGCAGGCTTGGCTTTGCCCCGCAGCTCTCGCATACGGTCATTGGCTGCCTTAATCCGCTTTTGATAAACGGCCAGGTCATGGAATGCCTTGATAAGTCTCGCATCCGCCACCTGGGAGCGTTCTGCCGGGGTGAATCCATAAGACTCCATAGCGCCAGCGATCTCCGCTTGCGCCTCCTGGGCCTTGGCTGGGTCCGACCACTCTGGCCGCATAGTGAGCAGCTGCTGCTTTTGCTCCTGGAGGTACTGGGCACTTTGTTGCCTCAGTAGATTCAGGGCCTGCTCGCTGAGATTGTCCTGCCCGATTGCGGCCACCAGCTGCTGCAGCTCCTGGCGCGCTTTCAGTAAGGTGCTCTCCTGCTCAATCCTCGCCGTTTCAAAATCGGCCTGCTGCTGCTCGATTGCATCAGCTCGCAATGCGGTGTCCTTCAATTCTCCGATTGTTCTGGGCTCTCCCCCATCGGACATAGGAACCGCAATTTTGTAGAGGTCACTAACCTCGATGCCCACGTTCTCCGCGAGTGATTCCAAGCTATCCGGTGCCACCCTCTCGGGGGCGCTGGCCTGGCCATCCTTCTCAGGATCGGCCAGCAGCTCCGCCAGCAGATCGTCGGGGTTTGGAGTCTCCTCCAGGGCACCCGAGCCCTCGGTGGGAGTGTCAATGTCATCAGGCACCGCATCAGGTACTGCTGCAGGGGCCGCGCTCTCCGCTGTTCCACCCATTAACAAATTAGCGACGGAATCCACCGCCGCTTGATTGCCATGCTCTAAATCACTCACTCCACACTCCTAATTGTGCCCACCGCCTGGAGGGCATCCACTTCCGCATTCTGGTCGCCGGTTTCACCATCCTCCGCGACCAGCTCCAGCTGTTTCAGTGCCGCATCCAGCACCGCCTTGTAATACTCCAGCCCGGTTTTCTGCTCACTCTGGGCCAGGTTGCCCTGGACCTTGAGCAGCTCGGTATTGATCTGCGTTTCAAGCAGCCGATTCTCCAGGGCCTTACGCTCGGCCTGGGCCGCCGCGCTTTGCTCCTGGCTGCTTTGCTGCGCCTGCAAACTCGCATCACTGCGGGGGTCAATGTAATAGCGCCTTGGATTCCGCAGCCCGGAGGCCATCGCAAAATCAATCAGGGTGTCGTAATAGGTTTGCAGATTGGTGAGGATTCCAGCGCCCAGGCCAGCCCCCATAAGTTTCTCATGCTGGCCCAGGGTCATCTGCAGCGCCATCTGCTTCTCCGCGCGCTCGGTGGCGGTGAGCCCCGCAACAACATCCACGCGCCACCTGGGCGGCCATTGGCCTGGCAGGGCATTAACAAATTGAGGCGCAGCCCCCAGGAAATCCGTTTGCGCGAAATCCCGCCGCAGTGTTGCGTGAATCAGCAGGAACAGCTGGCGCACCAGTGTCTCGCCTAATGTCCTGGTCATCAGCTGGGCGAGCTGCTCCCTGGCCGAATATTGGCGCTCGATGCCGTGAGCAGTATCGCCAGCGATCTGCAGCTCCGCCGCCTGGAGATCGAGAGAAGCACCGCCGCGCTCACTGCGCTGCTTGTCCAGATAATCCAGGTAAAAAATAGACTCCTGGGTGATGTTCACAAACTTCAATTCGCGGATGCCGTTTATATCGTCCGCGCGATTGATCCCACCAGGCCGCCGGGCTTTCAGGTCCTGCTCATTCACAACACCGTCCTGGATAACAACCTCACAATTGTTGGCCAGGGCCATGTTGTTCTCCAGCTGCTGCAGCGCGACGGTTTTCTGGCGCTCCAGCTCCTGGAGCTTGTCGAATAAGCTCAAGCCCTGCCATCGGTTTGCAACCACAAAGCCGGTGCCGGTGGCATAGGGCACAAAGTCTGCCAGCTCATTCTCCAGGACAGTCCCCGAGCTGGTGCCCCCGGCATACAAAACCCGCCGCCGCTCGGCTGTCCCATCCTGGTCATAATCCACCAGAATCCACAGCTCGTAACATTCGATCCGATCCATTGAGCGATCCCCTGGCGTATCAATCACCGGGGCATACCCGTCGCGGTTTCGAGCCTGGGGGGCGATCATGGTATCCACGTTGGAGCTGGGGAGCGCCTCCACCACCGCCTTAGCGATCCCGCGCTGGATCAGCTCGGATCGGGTCATATAAAAACGCTCGCCCACGGTGGGAGCGTCCTGGACATCTATCTCAGTCCATTCCTGGGTGAGCACAAAATTAACCGGATCAACGCTCCGAATTTTTAGCTCTCGCTGCTCGGTGGTTCGCTTGATGGTGGCGTTGACCGTTTCCGCCTCCTCCCCATCCTGAACATTGAGCACCTCAACGGTCTGGTTTTGTGCCGTTGGCTGCGCTGCCGCCGCGATCTGGAGCGCATCCGCACCCTCCACCCGTTGCCGGGTCACGTCCACCCTGCTCTCGGTTTCAACTCTCAGAATGCCATTCCGCAAAAGCAGCGCATTTCGGAGCGCGCCCTGGATCGTGACATAGCCCTGGTTGAGGTCCTGGAGGACCACGTTGGCCACTATGCTCTCATGCTTGGCCTGCTCAGTGTCTGGCGCTCCATTGGGCGGATAAACCGCAACCATTGAAACGTCAAACGCAGGCATCATCTGAGCAACTACGGCCTCAACCATATCGGCCACACTGGTATCCTTTGCGGTGCTTAGGCCATCCTCACCGAAATACACCATGTTGTTGCGATTGAAATAGGAATCGAGCGCAGCCTTTTGGTTTTCCTGGCGCTCGGTGTCCGAGCTGAAATCCGCACCCTGCAGATGCTGCTCGATGATGGCCCTGAATTTGTGGTCACTAAGCGGCATTGCGCTCCCCTCTCGATGGGTAGTAAATCGGCTTGCTCCAATCGCTCCGCCGGTCATTGTGGCCAGCGTAAAAATGCACCACCGGCATGGCCAGCTCGAATGCCAGATCCTCCACCGCCTTCTCGGTATAGGTGCCGGTCAGGTCATCATATCTGGCGTGTACGGTTTTCATGGCCTCCACACCATCACCAGGGCCGAATGCTGCGCGCATCACCTTGGCCTTAACCAGCTGGGTGGCATCACTCATGGCCAGGCTCGGCACCAGGAGCAGACTGATCCCGTTATCCCTGGCGATCTGCAAACGGTGATCCTGCTGCTTCAGGTGAGGGCCGCCGCAATAGTGCCGCCCGTAGCGGTATGGCATCCGCTTCAATTCCTTGGCCACGTCCTCGATCCGCGCGTGCTCCCAGCGTTGGGATTTGAAAAATACGGGGCGGTTTTCGGTGTCCATTTGCACCCACGCCACGCTGATCGAGCTGGGGCCGAAATGCCA